CTTTATCTACTCTCAACGTGGTCAGTTCCGTACATGGCAAGGTCAAGTTGTTAATGGTGAATGGCTCGATAAACAAGAACAAGAGTTCTTACTAGTCGCTTAATTAAGAAATTAATTAATGATAATTTCGTGAATTGCTGGAAAGCCCTTAAGACTTTAGAACTACAATATACCTGAAAAGAGTATATGAATGTTTGAAAATCTAAAGTATTGGGTAATCAGCAGCCAAGCCCCTAAGTTCTAGGATAAGGGGAAGGTTCAAAGACTAAGGGTTAGCCCCCTTGTAGATACAAAATCACGTATCGAAGTGCGAGACACCTTACTGAGTTAATCAGAGGTGATGATATAGTCTGGTCTTATATGAAAGTATAAGCGGTTAATATAATAGAATAAATAATATTAACGGCTCAGGGAGTAGTGTCCTTGGGTGAACATAAACGATAGTAAGAGGTGTTGATGGTTTACGTGAAGATATTGATGCTAGTTTGTTAGATTTACTAATCAACCAAGCAGGTGGCGGTATTCGTATGACGGATGCTGGTATTGCTCAAATTAAGAATGTACTAGACTCTGTGCTGACTCGATGGGTTAATTATGGGTTTATACAACCTAATTACACGCTGACAATGCCTAAAGCAATTGATATATCATTCACGGACAAAGCAAACCGTATTATCAGAGATATTAAGTTTGAAGCGTTCTTAGCAGGGTTTGTTAATGCAATCAACCCTATTTCTGGTAACGTAACATACGAAGTATAAGGAAAGTATAAATGAGTGATATGATGAAAACATACATGCTTGCTAATTGCAACTTTGTATGGAATGGTATTGATATGTCTAGTGGTGTTGGTAGTGACTCAGTGTTAACTGCCACACGCACAAATGAATTAGTTACCACAGTAGGTAATGCTCGTGGCGATAATGCTAACTCTAAGAACATTAATAAACACGCTACAATAGAGTTTACTCTTATGAAGAATAGTGCTGTAAATGGTCTACTGATGAAAGCTTATGTAGCACAAGAGAATATTCAAGAAGACTACTGGAGTAACTTTACCGTAATAGACCCTAGTGACCCTATTCAAATGACAGCAATTAATTGTTGGTTCACTAAGTTGCCTGACTTCAGCAAGGCTAATGAAGCAGGTGAAATAACGTGGATGTTTGGTTGTCACCAGTTAGAGCTAATACCCACCCCTAGTGTATAAATAATTAAGGAGCCTACATGAGATATTTTAATAAGTTCTTAGAGACATATAGACCTGATGAGGTGTCCTTTATATTTAATGGTTTAGATTTGACTACGGGCTTAGACCCAAATTCCCATGTTGTGGTACGTAGGAATACTAAAAAATATTCTTATGTACCTGATATAGGTGGTGATGGTCATGGTGCTAGACTACTTAATGCTGATAATAGTGCAACGATAACCGTTAAAATCTTCAGTACTTCATTAGTTCATAAATTCTTATATGAATTGTATAAAGAAGATAATGGATTAAATATTAATAGTATTAGCTCCTTCACTTTTAATGATTCACGTAATAATGGCATGGCCTATCAAAAAGCTACTAATGTGTGGATAGCTGACCAACAGGAAGTTGATTATAGTGACCAAGTTAAATCAATATCTTGGGAGTTTATGGCTAGTGACCTACAACCAATATTTGTAGAGTAAAAAAAAAACATAGGAAAAGAAGTGGCAGTAGTGTCACTTCTTTTTTATTTATAAAAATTTAAGGAGGACTCAATGAGTTTTGAACATAGACAGAAAAAAGTGGAAATTAATGGCAGAAGTTATACGTTAATTACTTTCGGTGCAGAAAAAAGTTGGGAGATTTTCCCAACAATTACTTCTATGATAGGTGAAGCATCTGGTGATTTTGGTCAGATGGCAATGACTGTATTGGGTCATAAAGATGGTTTAAAGCTTATTAAGACTTTATTAACTGACTTATCTTGTGAGGGCATGTCTGTTAAGTTTGATGAACACTTTGCACAACATAGAGGTGACTTGTTACCTTGTATAGCATTCTCTTTGTCGGAGAACGTACTGCCTTTTTTAGGAAGCGATTCACTAGCGAGCATGGCGGCGATAGTGGAGAAAGCAATGGAAGGCTTAAGCGGATTATAAAGAAGGTTGATAAAGAGTCATCATTATCTAGCTTCACAACAATGGCTATGAGAGTAGCAACCTCTGGTAAGTTTAATGATACATACTCAGATATACGTAACGTATGGTCAATAGAGGATTTATTTCAAGCAATAGAAATGTTAGATATATTATCCTCTCTAGAAAAAGCTTCTATGCCAGAATCAAATACATAGGATAAATAATGGCAGGATTTTCAATAGCAGACTTCTTTGCTAAACTTAGTATAAAAGCTGATACCAAAGAAGTTAAGAAAATAGAAGACTCATTGAATAGGATTAATAAGTCCTTGAAGATGATAGGTGCTGATAGTGTAGCTCAAGCTAAGAGGATGGATACAGCATTCTCAGGTGATGCACTTATTAAGAAAAAATTAGAGATACAAGCTGCCCATGATAGATTAGAACGTATGGGTAGTACTCTAGTAGGCTTTAAAGAGCGTCTTAATAAAATAAATACTCAATCTGAATTCTTAGTGATTAAGAACGAGATTAAAGCTGCAACACTAGCGGCACAGCGTTTTAAGAATGAGCTTAAACTTCATCATAATACTAATAGTATATTAGGTAAGCCAAATATCTTTAAGAAGCCAGATTCATTTTCAGGTACTAATGATAAGGGTAATGATGCTACCAATGTATTCAGGGGTGGCGATGATTTCTTTGAACGTACAGTGCAAGGTAGGCGATTACTACATGCACTAAGTGAAAAGCAGGTTATAGCTTTAAAAGCTACAGCTGCTGAACAAGTTAGAATGAAGAGTTCTATTATAGACGCTAACTTAGCTTTAAAAGAACAAGTATCCGACTTTAGAAAATCTAATAGGTCTGCTAGTAAATTAAAAGTTAAGTTAACTGAATTATCTAGAGCACAAAATAGGCTTAAAGAATCAGCTAGACAACTCGCTTTATCAATGGTAGGTGCTTTTGCTATATTCGAGGGCGTTAAAAGTATAAACCGAGTAGGTCAAGACTTTGAGGCAATGGAAGCTTCTATGTTAGCGGTAAGTGGTACATCAGAAGCAGCAGCTAAGGATTTAGCATACTTGCGGTCAGAAGCAGTACGTTTAGGTTTAAATATTAAAGATACGACCAAAGCTTTCATTAAACTCAAAGCTGGTGCTGGTGGTAAAACCACGGATAGTGACTTAAAAACTATATTTGAGGGTTTAACTGAGTCATCCACTGTGTTAGGTTTATCCGCTGAAGAAACTACAAGAGCTATACGTGGTGTAGTTCAGATGTTTGGTAAAGGTGGTGTACGTGCAGAAGAACTTCGCCAGCAGGTGGGGGAGGTATTACCAGTTGCTATGAGGGCTTTAGAGAAGTCTATGGGCAAAAGTTCCGCAGAAATAACTAAAATGTTGGAACTAGGTCAAATAGGTACAGATGTTTTACCTGCTTTTGGTAGAGAATTAAAAAATATTGCTAGAGAGGGTGGGGGTTTAACCGCAGCACTTAAAACTGTTAGGGTACAAGAAAACAGATTAATTTCTAAATTACAAACTTCACAAGAGACAATATTTAATAATGGTTTTGATAGGGGCATTTTATCTTTCTACCAAACTATGATACAAGTTTTAAAAGACCTCGAACCAGCGCTTAAATCTATTGGTAGTTTATTTGGAGAGGTCTTTAAAATAGGTGCTAAGTACATTCAACTTATAGCTACACCTTTAGAATATCTAGGTAAATTATTTGATGCATTAACTCCATCTTTTGATGCAACTAATAACTTTGCAAACTCAACCTTACCTAAATTAGCCGCTGTAGGTTTACTACTATTAACTCCTTGGGGGCAATGGTTAGCAATACTAATAGGCGTTATATCTGCTTTAGAGGAGATATACGCACTAACTAGTAAAGGTGTAGTAGGACAAATAGAGCGAGACTTAGGTAGAGACATTGGCTTTGATTTTAGTGATAAAGATAAACCTAATGGTGCATCAGAAGCTAGTTCTAAAGATTCCAGTAGTTTTTTTGGTAACTTAACGTCTGCTTTAACTCAGTATAACCCTGTAGCAACAGGTGCTAACTACATGTTGGATTGGATGTCTAATATGGTTAAAAGTAGTGGTACACCTATTAGTTTTAAAGTAGAGCAACAACCAGTAATAGACCATTCTGGTGGACTCCATATTGAAACCGCTATTGAACGAGCCTTTATTAATGGTCAAGCACAGAGGTAGCAATGGCAACTAAACATGTATTAAAACTATATAATGGTACTATACTAGCCATAGATGCAACTCAAGAGTTAACTGAGACTTTCAAATCTAAAGCTACAAACCTACCTACGGCTAGTCGTGAGTCAGTGGCTGACCACTTTATAAAGGAAAACCCCACTTTTAGCTTCTCAGGGGTTATTAGTGGTGTATATAATCCAAGGTCTCCAAACCTAAATGACCCTACCGCTTTATCACAGAATTTCAGAAATGTTGTTCAAAATGGTAATATAGTGGAGTTCACATCAGGAGATAGATCTTTTAAGAATTGCCATGTAGATTCTGTAGTGCTTAAGAGGGATGTAGAAGTAGGTAAGACAGGTTGGCGTATTAGTGTAAACTTAACTCAGATTCAGATAGCCAAAGGTGGTAAAGAGTCTGTAGTATCTATTAACCCTAATGTGACTGACCAAGCTACTAATAAAAAGGATGTAGGCTCTAGTAGTACTAAGGACGTTTGCCCTTACAAGGAAGTACAAGGTTTGGGTAGGGCGATAGGTAAAAAAGCTTATGGGTCTGTATGTGGTACTTAACTAGGGGTAATAAATGGCAATTGAAATAAGAACACCTCAAATATCTTGGACTTCCCAACAGATTACTATAGGTGGTATAACACTTAACTTTGAGCTACGTTGGATGACTAGGGAAGGTGTGTGGGTAGCTGATATCTTTGATGTTAATAGCAATTCCATTTTAACAGGCGTTAAGCTCACAGAAAATACCTCTATTAATATGAGATATTATGTCCCCGACTTACCAGAAGGTGACTTTTGGGTGTTGAGGGTGGAATCACAAGCAGACACTATAACGAGGAACAATTTAGGTTCTTCCTTTAAATTAGTGTTCTTAACTTATGAGGAGAGTGTCAGTGCAGGTCTTAGGTAGGATATATGAGCTAGTAATCACTAATGCTACTAAGAAAACTGTGGTGGCTGTACCTGAGTTGTTAGCTGCACCAGTAGAAACACCTACATTCGTTAGTAATATACTGGCATTATCCACACCTACTCAACAACAAGGTATAGGTGTTTATAGTACATCCCCAGCAGACTCACGCTCTATACCATCTGAGGATAGAACTAAGAGTAGGGTATGGAGTGGTGATTTAAGGCTTCAGGCTAGTATAGATAAAAATAATACTAATAGTAATACTAACAATGTAACTATTAAACTTTATAATCCATCTAAAGAGGATTTGTCGTTTATCACTACTAAAGCTGATAAACGATATATATCACTAAGAGCAGGTTATAAGAGTATCAAGGATGGTGCTTTAGTAGATGAATTTGATGGACTACCTGAAGTATTCACAGGTGATGTAGTAACTATATCTAGCCAACGTTTAGGAGCAGATTTAGTAATGACAGTGGTAGCTAAGGATAGTGCTGCTTCACTACGTAAAGGTATTATCAGTAAGGTTTATCCTAAAGGAACAGATAAGAAAGCAGCTATTAAAGATATTGTGGGTAATTGGGAAGGTATTATATTTACTAATAATTCTATTAGTTCTGAGGTGACATTTAAGTCCCCTACTTTCACTTCTTCTTTTACCGCTTATGGTAACATAGGCTCTGTACTAGATGAAATGATACGAGATGAAGATATAGTGTGGCACCTAACTAATAATGGGTTCTATATGATAAGTAAGTCTGAACCTAAACTGGCTAGACAAGTTACTCTTAAACCATCTAATGTAATTAATGATATTAATAATATACAACAATCAAATCTCAATGGTAAGACACCACAAGGTTTGAAATTTAGAACTTTCTTAGATGGTTTAATTAGCACTGATACTAAAATTGTATTAAAAGATTTTGATAAATTAGACCCTAACAACCCTATTGACGGAGATTATAATGTTAGAACAATTAAACACGTCATGGATACACATGGACAAGATTGGTATACAGAGTGTACAGTGGAAGCCAGATAATGGCCTATGAATTTGACTCTTATGATATTATTAAATCCCATGTAGATAGATTAACAGATCAACTGTATACATCACTACCAGCTACTGTAACTAAGTACAACACCTCTAAACAGTCCGTAGACGTGTCTATTGACATTAGGCAGCCTAAGACCTTATCTAGAGAAGAAATGCCCACAATGGGGCTTACAGAGGTTCCTATCATATTCCCTAGTGGCGGTGGCGGTATACTAAGTTTCCCAATCAAAACAGGGGATAAGGTACTTCTTTGTTTCTCCATGATGAGTTTAGATAAGTGGAAAGAAAAGGGTGCTGGGGTATGTGGGGATAGTCGAATGCATAGTAATAGTGATGCTGTGGCTATAGCAGGTCTATTCAACTTAAGCAGCAACTTAGACCCTAATGCAGATGATGTAGAGTTGAAAGCTTTTGGGTCTACTGTTACTTTATTATCTTCTGGGGATATACAACTTAAACCAGCAGGTAAGACTATTGTGGACAGTGATTTAGATGTCACAGGGGATATTAACTGCTCTAAAACAGTAACAGGAGCTACTGATTGTGTTGGTGGGGGTAAAAGTCTCAAAGGTCACAAACATGGTGGTGTTCAGTCTGGTGGCTCTCAAACAACACCTCCAGTATAAGGTAGAATATGAGCGATATATATTTAGACCCCATAACAGGGGATATAGCCTTAACAGGTAACACACCTACATTAATAACAGATTCGGCAACTCTCATAAGACAGAGGCTACAGATAAGACTTAATACATTTTTAGATGAGTGGTTCTATGATTCTAGTATAGGTTTACCTTATTACACAGATATATTAACTCAAAGGTATGATAAGTTTTTAGTAGAAAGTGTGGTAAGACGTGAGATTTTAGAGACACAAGGTGTTTTAGAATTAACATCTTTCAGCAGCACTCTTAACACAAAAGATCGTAAATTAGATTTTAATTTTAATGTAACAACTTCTCAAGGTGTTATCTCTGTTCAAATTTAGAGGATAAAATGGCAGGATTAAATGGTAATGGGTTAACCATAAAAAGGTTGCCCGATATAATAAGTGAGTTGGAAAGTGCATTAAGGTTACAATATGGTAACAGTGTTGACTTAACATCTGATAGTTTTTTAGGTATACAAAATGTAATTTACGCCGCAGCCAACGCTGAGAATTGGGAATTACTACAAGCACTCTATAATGCTTTTATTGTTGATGTGGCAACAGGCAAACAATTAGAGGACTTAGCAGCACTATTGAAGATAACTAGATTAGCCCCAACTAAGACGTTTGGTAATTTAACATTATTTGGTAATAGTGGTACTATAGTTCCAGTGGGTACACAATTTAGTGATATATTGGGTAATACCTATGAGAATACGGTACAAGGAAGTTTAAATACTGGTACATCTAGGACTCCCGTTAACTTAGTACAACAAGGTGGTACTGGATCTAATGGTGCCCCCTCTACAACGTGGAGGTTGACTATAGATGGTGATGTATACGAATATCAAACTATATGGCCAGATACTAACACTACCACAATAGTTGCTCCAGCATTAAAAGCTTTAATACCTACATCAAAAGACTACTATATAGAATTGGTTACTGAAAATAATCAAGAGTTTGTAAAACAGTTAATACCATACTTCGAGCCTTTAATAGGTTCTAACTTAAATAGTAATACTACCCTTAATGTTATAAATAAAAATGAAACAGTACCTATAACTGTAGTGGCACAAGTAATTGCTTCCCCTACACCAGCTCATCAAGCAAATAATACACCCTTTGCTGGCGTAGGTACAAAGGTTTCTACCTTCCAAGATACTGTTAACGTTCAAGGGTTGGTTACTGGTAATATAACCACTAACCAGAATTCTCTAATTAATATAGTGACCCCAGTAATAGGTCTTAATTCCGTGAATAATTCAGGGGATTTAATAAATGGTAGAGATTTAGAGACTGATGAAGAGTTAAGAAGTAGGTTCAAAAAATCTAGTGCTATTAATGGTAACACAACAGTACCTAATATTGAGGCTAAGATACTTCAAGTGGCTGGGGTGACTAGGGCTTTTCTTAATGAGAATAGAACTATGGCAACTTCTGCTTTGGGTGTACCCCCTAAATCTTATGAGTGTGTTATCCTCGGAGGTTCTGATGAGGAGATAGCTGAAGCTTTGTGGGAGAGTAAACCTGCCAGTATAGAAACTTATGGTAACACTACAGTATCCATAGTGGATGGTCAAGGTAGGCTACAAGCTGTTAAATTTTCAAGACCAACCAATATATATATTTGGGTAAAAGCGTACTACACTAAGTACTCTGAAGAAGCCTTCCCATCAACAGGGACTACATCAATGGCGTCTGCTATATTAACTTATGGTAGTGGTAGGGGTTTAGGTGAGGATATTATATCTAAAAGGTTTTATGGGTCAATATATTCATCTACTACGGGTATACAAGATTTAAGAGTATTAACAGCTACTTCTACAGACCCTTTAATAGAGCCAAATATATTAGAATTTAATGATAACACAATACTAATATCAGATAAAGAAATATCTTCTTTTGTAGCAAGTAGAATAGAAATAATTTTGGAGTAATTAATGGCAAGACCTAGTGTATTCCCAGCTTGGGCTACTTTAGACGAGAATGACCCAATATCAGGACTACCAAATAAGGTAGAGCCTACAGTACAGTGGAAGGATTCAGGGCAAAAAGATGGCGAATTTGTACCAAGGTCATTTTTAAATTATCAGTTTGATTTAATTAACGATTGGGCAGTGTATTTAGATGAACAGGCTACATTATTAAATGCCGCCCAGCCTAATGTGGGTAAGGTTACTGTAATAACTGCTGCTAGTCCTACCTTAACAAGAGACCAAGTAAATTTTTATATTATTATGACGGGTACAGTTATAACATTAGAAAATGTTATTTCGGTAGGGGGTAGTACAGAACAAATAGGTTCAGTGGTGAAGGTACGTACAACAAACTCAACAACAGTAACTCTAAATGCTGGAGCTACTAGGGTAGGCTTTACAGGTACAATACCTGCAAATAGAATAGCAACTTTCACCATAGAGTCTTTACCTAGTGGTACTGGTACAGAGTGGTCGTGTGAAATAAGTGCAGGGGTATAAAATGTTTGATTTAATATTTTTTTATGAAGACACAGAACTAACTAATCAAAAGCAAACGCCAAACACTTATAAGTTGCAAGATGCTATTAGTGATACTGAATCAGGCGATAAAACTATTGTGGAGGCTGCAAATCTAGTGTATGAAACAAAGATGTGGCAATGGTTTCATATATACACACAGTGGGATAGGAAAGGTAGGCAAGGTGAAATGTTTCAACAACCTGATTACAATGATTCCTACTCTGAGTTATATAGCCACTTCAGAGAATACTTTAAATCTCAGAGGTCTACAGCGGTTGATAATTTAAAAGTTACCGTAGATGGTATGGTGTTTGACGGAGATGAAATTTCTAGGTTTCGTATGACAACAGCTATACTATCACTAAATAATGATACAGAAACTGTTAAGTGGGCTTTAGCTGATAACACAGTGGCTAATGTCACTTCTGTACAACTAAAGCAAGTTTTAAGGTTATCTGGAATAGACATGGAAAATATCTGGTTTCAACCATAAGGAGTTTTAATGCCTTTTCCAGCTAGAATAAATCAAATTGACCAAGGTTTAGATAGACTTTTAGACCAGTTTAAAGGTAAACCTAATATAGAAGGTCAATTAACTGCGTACTTAAAGCAAAATGAAGATATAGAAAAGACTATATTTGATGTAGCTAGTAGTAGAAGTTTAGATACCGCAGTAGGTAAACAACTAGACCAAATAGGTGATATAGTAGGTCAGATTAGAGATGGTATGTCCGATGATGATTATAGAGTACAGATTAAATTTAAGATTTCTGTAAATAATTCCCAAGGAACTCCCGAAGAAATTATGACTATGCTATCAGAGGCTACTAATTCTACTGAAGTCAGATACCATGAGCATTACCCAGCGTCCTATATGATATCCTATGATGGTGCTTTTACACCTAATAAACTATTAGACTTTATTCAAGATGCTTCACCTGTAGGTGTGAACATTGGCATCATGCATGATCAAGATAATACTGGGTGGGTACCTGCTGAGATAGGTGATACTGGTGCTAAAGCATCAAGAGGTATTTTACCAGAAACTACAGCTATTACAGGACAACTACCAGTAGAGATACTTATAAAAGATACTGGTGGTAAAAAAGATCTATCAGGTTTTGATTTATCAACATGCTTCAATAGTCAGTTGTATACTGGCATTGGGGGTGCTATAGATATAGACGTGGGTTTTGATATATCTGATGGGAAGTGTGTATCATTTGTTAAATGTATCTCAGGTGAAACAAGTTGGGAAGAATTTATTTCTCCTAAGTTAGGTGTAAATAAATTTAGACGTATGGGTCAAATGACTGACTCTATTAGAACATTAGGGGTCACTTCTTTTAGTGCTAGTGGTTTTACTTTAGATCAAACAGGTTTGTCAGGGGCAGATAG